TGTCTACATATGGATTTTTAAATGGCTGCTTTGCCATTTTTCTGGCTTTGCAAGTAGCTATCGTCATTTGAATACAAAAGGCTATTGCGCCAAAAAGTCCACCTATAAGCACTGATGCAAATATTATACTTCCCATGCTCTGTCCCGTTTTGTTTATGGCGTTCAAAAGCACCGTAAATGCCACTGTGCTTATAATCCATACCCATACTGCAATCCCGCATGGTGCTGTTTTTTTATTATTCATCCCGTTTTCCTCCTTCACGTTTACGGAATTATTATACAACACCATACGGCAATCGTCATTATATTTTTCTAAACTCCTTCCTTTACCACTTCCATCGCCTCCAATACTCGCGTGGTCAATCCGTCCACAATGCCGTCCAGATCATTGGTATTATGCACGGTGTTACTCATTCCGGACATATCCACCTTGATCTCCGCCGTCGTAAAACGGTTGATTGCTTCCTGCTCCGCAATATCACGCAGATACTTAAGGTCCTCTTCTGAAACATCCAACGAATCCGAGATGCTCGATGTATCACCTGCTATGTTGGCAACATTCGCAGCCATATCAGATGCGGCTCCATAGCTGCCTAACGCTCCGGTGTCTCCGCTGTTTCCAAGATCCTTAATACCACCAAAGAAATCAGAAACTTTGTTCTCTACACCCTGTCCGAAATCATATCCCTTGTTATAGGCATCACTGTAACTTGCACGATAAGCGATTGTGGGCGCTTCCCTGTCAAGCGTGATTGCATTTTCATTTTTCCCCCACGCAAGCACATTGTTCTGTAACGCATTAAGACCCGCTGTCCAATCTGTTCCGAAAATCGCATCAATAATCTTGGTGACAACCTCGCCAAGCGATAAAAACCATGAAATAATATTTCCGATCAGATTTGCAACCGCTCCGCCAAAGCTGTCAAATCCTCCATTTGTAACATTGAGCACCCATTCAACAATACCTAAAAACGGTTCGACAAAAATACTCCATATGAGCTGTATCAGCCCATTTAATAGCCCTACTCCTGTATTCACAATAAATGCTCCTGCAACGGCAACAGCTCCACAGATATAACCAGTAGCCGATACCGCCTCATCCCTTGTCTTATTTATATGTGCTACAACGGCATATAAAAGAGCGATCAATGCGATAATAACCACTATGATCCATGTCACAGGACACGCCAATAATGCTGTGTTAAATCCCGCCTGTGCTACAGTTGCCTGTGCTGTCGCTACAGCCAAAGCATATTCTGTAGAAGTTGCCAACAATTGTGCGTTTACATTCGCCAACAATGCGGTCGCCGTCTTATACGCTTGTATTTCCGCCACCAACTCAATAGCATTAGATATAGCTTGCATCACGGCATGCGCGGCGAGCACACTCGTATATGTCGTTACCAATGCTATAATTCCCAATAAAACAGGCTGTAAAACACTCCAATTCGCAGATAACCATGAAATTCCGGAATTCAATTCTTCCACCAACAACGTCAATACCGGAATTACTTGAGAAGCCACCATTCCAGTAAACTCCGTCCAATTTTCTCCTAACAGCCTAATCTGATTCGCGTATGAACTAGAAGTTCTCGCAAAATCACCTTGGGCATCCGCTGTTGCCTGCAATAGATAACTATATCGCAATGCTGTCTGCTCTGCTTGTGACATTTCTGAATAAGATTCTGTTATCCCCTGTGTCATTGCATACGCTTCCAAATTTACAACAGACATATTGATACCTAACTGTTTCAATGGCTCCGTCTCTCCACTGATTCCAGAACGTATTTTTTCAAACGCCACATCTGTGTCCAGATTATAAAACGATGCCATATCCGCTGCGAGTGCAGTTAAATTCATTGACATATCTACCACTGCGTTCCCAGCAAGACCAGACGATTTTAACATAGCCCCCATTGTTCCAGTATATTGTTTCGCTGTTACTTCATTTATTCCATAAACTTTCAATGCAGCTTGCGACCATTCGTTAATTTGCTGTGCGGCATTTCCAAACGTAACATCTACAACATTCTGCACTTCTGCCAAATCAGACGCATAATCTATAGCTTGCTTCATAGTTCCAGATACAGCTTGAAAAGACACATATGCACCAACTACCTGAGTTATTTTTCCAAGCCAATTATTTACCTGAGTTGTTCCAGCATATACTGCCTGGTTATATTCTTCCTGCGCTTGTTCAGCTTTATTTGTTCCACTCACTACATCCTGTAAACCCACCATACTATCTGCAAGCAGCTGCCGCGCTTCTTCCATCGACGACGTATCAATCGCGGTGCTGGACGCATATTCCAGCGCTTCAAAGTTGCTTATCACCATATTCACCGCCGTACAGATATTGTAGAGCGGCGCAGACATACGGTCCGACAACTCTATCGCAGTCTGAATACTTGACATCCTCTCACCTCCTACTTCTGGATTTCTTTTGCCTTGCGCTTCTCTTCCTCGACCCGAAGATCTATGGACGCAATCACAAAAGCTTTCTCATTCCGATCCAATTCAGAAAAGAATGACGGCAGCCAGTGAAACTTCTGCAAGCAATAATGCGCATATGCCGCTTCACCGTCGCCGCCATTGATTAGTTTTTTGCCTCGTCAACCTTCTCCTGCAGTGTCTCATCGATGCCGCTGTATTCCTGCACGAATGTGGCAAGCTCACCGAACTCTTCCGGGTTGTCGACCATTTCCACAATCAATGCCTCTGCGCTCATAACGCCATAGGAATCCTGCAGTTCTGCATTGTGCAGATCCGGCTCCACAACTGCGGCGCAAATCATTTTTCTCAGAAGCTCATCCGTATTAACCTTCTGCCGATACAGTCCAGGCTTGCCGGTTACCGGCACCTCAATCGTACATTCATCCCGGATTGCCGCAGATTCTTTTGTGGACAGAGGTCTGATCGTCCAGAGTAACGGATCACCGTTCTCATCACACAGTGACTTTGTGGCAGCAAACTGCGTTGTCTTTTTGGCTTTCTTATTCTGTTTCAAAAATGCTTTTAAGTTTCCCATATGTTTTTCTCCTCATTCTCTTAATTGGCGGCAGTCTCCCGCCGCCGTTGACTTGTTACAGGTAGGACGGCTCCTTGTAGGATTCCGGGCTGGAATAATCCGCAGCATAGAAATTGATCTCCTGCTCGACAAATCCACCCTCGGCATCAAACATTGACAGCAGCACATCTCCGTCGATCACGCAGTTGTGATAAACCTTTGTACTGCGCCCCATGCAGGTAGCCGCATCATTGTTTGTTGTCTGCAATTCAAACACCGGCAGATGACCGGTATTTTTGTACTCTGTTACGATCCGGTCAAACATCTCCGAGCATTTGTAGACCGTCATTTTTGCCTGCACGACCATTCCGGTCGGCTTCCTGCCGGAGATGATCTTTCCCAGCACCGGGATCTCCTTGGTGCTGATGTTTGCCTTGCCCTCAAAATTCTTTGCGTTCAGCAGATTATACCGCTGTTCGCCAACCGTGACAAAAGCTTCCGCCTCTTTTGCAGACGGCACATCCTGTTCATTCATATAAGCGTTAAACATCTCTTTTCCTCCTACTCAATCACGACCGTCATATACAACTGTGACATTGCATTGACGATCGTCACCTTATCTTCCACATATACGCCGCGCTTCTCGCTTCCGGCGGAGACCACAACATCATCCTCCGAAAAATTCTCGATTGCTCCAAGCTGCTCTAACTGCTTATGATGCGATGCAATATCGTTCCATAAGCTGACACGACCAGATTCATTGTTCTGAACCTTGCCGTGATACTTCGTGTTGAACAGCGATGCGATATCCATCGCGATCTGATCCAGCACACGGATCGTCTGGTTGCTCTGGAAGAGTTCGTTTTTATCCTCCGTAAGTGTCACAAGAGAATTGATGTCCTCTAAGACACGCACTTCCGTTCCCACGCTGTGCAGGACGAATTCACCGGCTTTCACAGCATTCTCAAGCTGTGTCTGCGTATAGGCGGTGTCAATCTCAAGCTCCCCGTCATAGATCGCGTTGGTACAGGTTGCATTAACCCCGCACGCCGCCTCCAGACCCACAACCCACGGAATCACATCCGGGCTGTTCTTCACATTGATGACGCCCTCATAATCCGCCGCGCAGTTATACAGGACTGCCTGGAATTTCGCCCCGACCTTGTCCCTCATACGCTTTGCAAATGCGGCGTACAGTTTCGCCGTGGTAGCATCACTCACACTCGCGCCGATCGTATTCACGGCATACGATTCCAGGAGATCCAGGTATTTCTGATGCACCTCACCATTGACCGTTCCATTCGTACCGCCTGCCAGCGGAACGCCTGCCGTTGCTTCAAGTGCGGTTTCTTTCCATGTAACCCAGGCATTTTCTTTCAGATCTGCCGCGGATGCTACCGTCTGGGAATCCACAAGCTGCGCATCCAGATACAGCTTCACGTCAAAGCCATCTCCGTCCACATTCGCCGCAATAGCAACCTTCAGATCATTGCCACGGATTCCGCAGCACTTCGCTGTCGCATAGGTGTTTTCCGCCTTTGCGCCGCCCGATGTCAGCTTATAGATATAAGACTTTGTCGCATGCGCAAACAGTTCGCGCAACGGCTGCATCTTATCATCTGTATAGGCATAACCGAACAGCGTGAGCGAATTCTTAGTGAAATCTTCCTGCGCCACCTCCATCATCACGTTAT